ACCGAGGTCTCTGTCGACAATAGAGATGATGTCCTCAGTGTTCATGTTGCGACGTGCAGACTCCAGCATAGCGTTGAGGGCTGGGTCAAGGAACTGCATCTCGAACTGCGCTGCCTTGTGGTTAAAGATACGGTTGGCTGCGTTGTCAAGTGTCTGTACTTCGAAGGCTGTCTTCTCACCGGGGCTACGAAGGCCCATAGCCATCTTAGGTGCTCCAGCAAGTTCCTCCATCTTGTTCTCAAGGACTTGAATCTGTAGGTCAGCGTTGAGGGCTGTAGCATCTGGGACGAGAGGAGCAACGTCACCCTCTTCACCCATGTAGATACGACCACCCGGCTCATACTCAAAGTCTTCTACGTCCCCTCGGATCTTGAGCATTGGCAACGCAATCTGGTCGAACACGTCAGCCTTCAGGTTCTCCAAGTGGTCGATGCGGTACTGCAAACCAACGAGGTTGTCCAGTGGCCCCATAGCATAGAGGTTGTCAGGACGGGTGCGCCAGCCAGCGTGGAAGATAGGAGCCGTGCCGAGCCATGACGGGTTAGCTACATCAGAGATAACGTACGCACGGTCTACAACAGTGATGATGCGGTTCTTGTGCAGCTTCTTCTCGTAGACATCGAAGATATCGCCGTAGAACGTAAGAAACTCTACATAGCTGGACTGATAATAGTTCTCAATAGAACCGAAGCCGTCAGCAATAAAGCCTTGACTCTTGTCTGTCTGTGTAGCTGAGCCAACCTCACCACGGTTATGAAGCATCTTGTCGAAGATCTCTAGGAGTTCTGGCGAGTCTTCGAAGTCGTTGGCTACCTCACCAAGGGTCTTAATGCTACGAACAATCTTCGGTGTGCTTGTAAATGATGCGGCTGTAGGGTCAAAACAAATGTCGTAGGGACTGATGCGGACCAGTCGCGGTCCTACATAGTTCTTGATCTGCTCACCAGTCTCCAGTGTGTAGGCATCAGCAGTGAAGTCTACAGTAGCAAAGCAGTTGCCTGTGAGGATGTAGTCATCAATCAAACGCTCGGCAGTAAAACGAAAACCACTCTGGGTGACCTTGTTGGCCATGTAGTTCTGGATAACGTCTACTTTTTGCTTAGACCCACTCTCCATGTCTGTAGCGGACCAACGCATCCAGTCCTCACTAGGGAAGAGGGCTGCTGTGTAGTTTGCCTTCAGGTTGTCATATATCTGTGCGATCTTGGGTGTGGTCGTCGAGTTTGACCAAGGCAGCTTACTTACGGACGTAGTACGTGTGTCGGTGGCGTACACGAAGTCACGCAACTCTTTCTTCTCTTCAATCCAACGACGACGATAAGTATTCCACTCCTCCCACTGCTGAGCAATTTGAGTGGCTTTGGCGTCGGCATTTATAAGATTGTCTACGTCGAGCGCACGTTTCATCAAGTGTTCCTTGGTTTACTTGTGTTAGTATAGCATAGAGTGTCGAGGGTAGTCAACACCTAAAAGGCTCTACCACCAAATCTCTGATGGAATACTACATTGCTGTCCTGTGTGACGCCCCTACGCATCTGCTGGGCTGGCTTAACACTGTGTTCGATAGCGGTAGCTAGAGCGTCCTTTACGTCGTCGTGGGCAGGGTTCTGCGACACCAGTTCTTCTTCAAGTATCTGTGTGTTGCCGCCCTTGTAGTGGTAGACTTGCAGGTTGTCATAGCGAGGGACGAGGATAGCTTCCATACGCTCCTCTTTGGAGCCTTGGTGCCGCGTAGGCCGTACTTCCTCAACCTTGATGGCTAGGCCGTGCTGCGCGATGTAGTCTGTCTTAAGAGACTTAACGATAGCTGACTGAGCGGCTGTAACCTCAGCACACAGCTTCCTGAAGCCCCACTTGTTGTAGAGGTACAGGATGTGTTTGAAGTACTCAGAGATGTTCTCTGTACGGAAGCGTTCGATGTCTAGGACGTACACGTCGTTGTCTGCATCAACACCTACAACCACAATAGCTGTGTAGTCAGCGGTCTTGCGTGTCGAGTAAGCGAAGTCTACAGAAGCTACAAGATTAAGTCTTTTACCCGAATAGTACCAGTGACCACCTTGTTGACTAAGGAACTTACGCTCAAAGTACTGGAACTTATCGTAGTCGATTGGACGAGAGTCAGGATCGCTTGGGTCATTGTAGTACTGTGCTCTGAACTGAGTTTTGTCGAGATACTTACCACGCTTCTGCGCGAGAATCCTACGGTCGAAACCAAACCACTTACCATCTTTACGCTGCTGACGCGGCCATAGGAACTCACCTGTGCCGTCACCAAAGTCTTCTACACCACGCTCATAGATCTCGTAGATCTCTTGCTCACCGATCTTCTCACCAACGTCATCGTAGAGATCCTCACGCATGTTGAGCATGTCATTGTAGAGATCCTTAGGATGGTAGCGTGTGCCAACAACCCACTCGAATGCGTCAGCGCCCTCAATGGACGACAGAAGGGAGTACTGCTGACGAACCTTGTTACGACCCTCTTCGTTGTAGGCGTTCTCCTGAACAACCACGTCGTCGAGCACAGCGATGTCACAGTGCATACCAGTAATCGAAGTTGTCAGACCAGCCGTGAAGATGGAGGGGTCACGTACGTTTTCTTCTTTACGCTTAGGGTGATCCAGAGCAATCTCTGAGTTCGTCCACTTGGCCCGCTTACCCTCTTCCTTGAGGATGTGGTCAGGCCAGTACCTACGAAACACGTCAGAGGTGAGGATACCCTTGATGAACGTAAGCTGCTTCTCGGCTAGGTTAGACGTTGCAGAGATGTAGAGAACACGCAGAGTAGGGTCGCGTGTGAGTTCCCACGCAACTCTATAAGCAATCAGACGAGACTTACCGTGGTCTCGCGGAAACAACAGAAGCTGATGGTGTTTAGCTTCTTGTCGAGTCCACCAGTTAATCACCTCTTTGTGGCAATTCCCAAGAACTTGCATGGGGGCCACCAACTGGATGAAGAACGCGAGGTCTCTCTCTGCTTGTTCTCTGATCTCGTCAGCTTTCATCCGGTGAGAGTGTCCAGCGTCAGAGCCTTGAGTTCTTCAGGAGTCTTAGCAGCGTCGATGGACGGATGGTCAGGTGCGTCACGAAGCTTCTGTTTGCTCACAGCGATAGACGCCTGCTGGGCTTCGTCAGACTTCTCCATAGCACGGAACCAGTCAGCGTCCAGCTTAGAGAACTTAGGGTCACGCTCAGCGCGGATGTTCTCACGGTGGATGTCACGTGCCAGCTTCATGTCGACTTCTACAGCAGAGCCATTGAAGAGCCACGCACCGCGAAAGGCACGGTCCTGAGGAACCTGAAGAGCCGATGCGTCACGAACGTCACCGTTGATGTTGATTAGAGTAGTGGTCATTTTATGCAGCCTCTTGATTGATTTTCCAAGAGTTACGGAACTCTCGGTTGGTGGGGATCATGTGAACTGGGACGATCTTTAGGATCTGCCGGTTGCCTTTGTAGTCACGCCATACGCGGGCAGGGATGTCTTTCTTAACGAGGTACTCCATAGCCTCTTGCTCAGTCATTGCTGGCACAGGCTGTGTGTCGTGCAAAAGATGACCACGGGTGTGGCGCTTGAACCCCGGTTGGGCTTCGTCCTCGGCCAGAGCGTGGTAAACCTCTACAGGCGGTAGGATGTCCCCATGCATGGCCATAGCAAGCCACGTTGGGCTGGGCTTTGTGACTTTCATGGGGGCATCAGGGTCCGCGGGGTCTTCCCACATGATCGCGTAGGACGGCTCTGGCAGGTCTTTGTGTTGATCCTTGAAGATTAACTCGCGCTCGTGGAGTTTGTACTGGGGGTAGTCGATCATGCGAGGTCTCCTACGAAAAGTATATCCACTTCTAAGTAATCGAAGTGACCACCGGCGGCGGTGCCACTATTTACACGACAACCGGATGTTGTTTTAGAAGACACAATTCTCTCGAACCCTATCGAACTGTACCCAGCGCCTCCAGCAGTGTCTAACTGCCCTCCCGGTGCCATCAGATAAGTCGTGTTTGAAAAACTATCGCCAAAGTTTAACGAATAATCACCCGTTCCGTTGTCAGTTATGCTTGAGACATTGTAGCTGTCCCTCGTAGCGATTGTACCTTGCCCATTAAAGTTCACCCAAGACTTCGCAGTCCCTTGGATCACCGCGCTTGCGGGAACTGTGTCTGTTCCGTCGCCGAAGTTCTGTGCGTTTATTGTGGACACGTCTGGGCCTCCTTCTTATTCATCTCGGCCATAATCATGCGAGGTCTCCGTGAATGACCGCTGAAATATACTCATGATCTTGAGAAGACGCGGCAGCATTGACAGTTTGAAGGCGGGACGACGACACTGACCGATTTTCGTAGTTCACGGGCGCGACATTGTTATTTGACCCCACAGATAGGTCAGAAACGGCTGTTACAGAGTATACCGCGTCACTCATAGAGGACGTATAGTTGACTGCTGTATCCCCGGTTCCGTTGTCTGTCAGACTTGCGACGTTATAAGATTTTTCAATTGCTGTTGTCGTCGTTCCGGTAAAGGACACCCAAGCCTTAGCCACCCCGCTAGTCAACGAGTAACTCGTGCCACCTGCGGAGGGCCGTGCGTTATCTACTGCTATTGTACTCA